ATCTGAAATAATGAACTTATCCTCTGCTGCTACCGCACTTGATCCCGTTTCTAACTCGGAGAACTTCTTAAAAGTGAGATCTAGTTCGTTGTTACCCATCTCAATACCTCCTTTTTAGTTAGAATTTAGGATCAATAAAAGACGTTCGGGTCCTTTTCGGTAGTCTGGAACTTTATAACTTTCATACCGTTTGTCCGTACGGCACCTGCAGTCATAGTAAGTCTCAGTCTTACCGTTGATACCCTGGATTCTTTCAACGGTATAATCTCGAAGTTTATACCATCTGACGCACGGCCATAAATTATAGCGTCGTTTGCCAGAGCAATACAATCCCGAGTCCCATTAGAAGAGGATAGCATAGCTCCAGTTTCCGCCTGGGCCCCGAAGGTTACATTCATCATACCGAGCTGTCTGCCAAAACCGGATTCGTTCGGCATGGCCATGGCATTCTGCGGATAAACCGCCTGGAACTGCCATGAAGTAAGCTGGGTAATGCCACCCATATCATACTGCTCATCTTCGGTGATGACAAATTTAATGTTGGAAAGACCGGTCGGAGTTATAACCTCAGTACCGGTGAACCTGTGATTAATCTTCCTGAGAAGATCAGTTGTTATACCACCAGTCGCATCGATCGTTATACCACCGTCATTTGCGAAAGTTAAAGCGGTATCGCCCTTTTCGCCATAATAAACGGTCGCAAACGCAGAAGCAATGCCTATACTGTCCAGAAAACGATATGACGCCTTCATCATCTCGTCTGTAATCAACGCTGACGGATTCTGTGAAGTAGTTTTCTTAAACCAATGTTCGTCATAATCAACTTCGATGATCATACGATCAGTCGTAAGTTTTCTCCGGAAATAGTTCGCCTGGGTGCCTTCGGAAGCCGCGTTGTAGGAATTGTCGATACGATAATCGACAGGAGCAATCCCGTCAATATACATCTGTTTTCCTTCAACAGTAACATCCGAAAAGCCATTAAAAAGGCGTGTTTCTGTTTGCTGTGGAATTTTAAGAAGATTACCTAGATAATCATCCTTTAGAACGGTTTCCACGCCCGCATAGTCGTTTCTCGCCATGACTGTCCTCCATTTGCTGATTAACGGTTCATAAAGATTTTACCTCTACGATACCCGTCTCCGTGTCAGACGTCTATGACGATACCTGCTTTGGTACGGACGTAGTAAAATGTACCTATAGTATACCACATAATAGGTATAAAAACAAAAATTAACCGAATAAATTTATGCCTTGCTCTTCTGCTTTCTCCCCTATTTTCATCAATTGGTTGTTCAAATGCTGTAATTTCTGTTTCCTTACATGATCGGAAAGGTCCTTATTCAACTTCACATTCATCTTCTGTTCGGAAATTGTCCGGTAGTCGGTGCGTAAGTCGCCCGTCATATCGCCGGTTTTACCGGTTGATACCGGTATTCCGCTTTCGCCCACATACTTGTCATGAAGATTTTTAGCAAAAGCCATCAAAGGCACCAAAGCATCATTATCCAGCGTCTCTAACTTCTGAGCCAGGAACGGCTTATCACCTAAAGACTCACGCATTACCGTCTTGAACTGCTCCATTACCTGTTGTTTTTCCGACCCGAACACGTCATTAGTGAGCTTTTGAAACTCCTGTTCTATTTTTATGGCCTTTTCAAGCGCCGGTTTCTGGGCCTCGTAAATGACCCGCTCGTACTCGCTGGTCAATTTTTCGGCTGTGTCCTTTGAGAGGCCCAATTTATGGAACACATTCTTAATCTTATTATCCAGTTCCACATTACGTTCAACGTTTTTTAGCTCTTCAATTTGGGTCTTTAACTCGTATCCCTCCGGGCTCTCCGGACGTCCTCTTTCGTTATAATAGGCGTCCCATTCTTCCTGCGGGGCGTTTTCGTCCGGTGGAATTATTCCCTTTCGTCCGATAAGTTTCTGGGCCCCGGCGAGTTTTTTCCAGACGTCTTCTCCGGATTTAAGGTCTTCCGTCCATTTCTCGTTTTTGTACTCCTCCGGAACAGTAAACTCGATGTCCCCGATTCGTTTTCCTTCGCTCGTCTTAGTTTCGCCCTTCTCAGCAGGGGCTTGTTGTTTTGTGTCTTCTGTTTGCTGATCTTGGCTTCCCGCAGTTTTCGCCTGCGCATCATCCACTCCTTGTTGTGTTTGTTCTGTCATGATTTAGCTCTCCTTTTTGTTAGTTCTCCCAAAAATTGCGTTCTATTTTACTAATAGTCTCCTGGTCCATATTGATTCTCAGGTCCTCCCAGACGGACTTTATAGCCGCAGTTACAAGAGTTTCGTTCAGATCTACCGCCCGATCCTTGTTCCTGCGTACAGTATACGCATTCCCACCGCACATGAGGAAAAGATACTGAAGAAGTTTCAGCCCGCTATCCGTATCGGCAACTGTCTTGATCGTTTTACGCAGCTCTTCACGCTGTTTTTCCATCGCCTCCTGCTGGTCTTTCTGCTTCTTTAAGAGGCTCTCTCTTGAAAAAGTGTTGTTTGTCATTGTGGGGTCCCTTCTGTTTGACTTAAGTTACGCACAGCACCACTTTGCGCTGCCGAAGCCTGCGCATTCATTTGCCGTGCGGTTGCCATCTGGACTTGTGCTTCCAGTTTAGCCATCTCCATTTGCATTTCTCTTCGAGAGTCACGGATCTCCTGCCGGACTTTTAACGGTCGGACAATAACAGTGTCCGTCGCCGTCAGTTCCTTCATTTTCTCGCCCGTCTTATCCGGGTCGATAATATCCAGAAATTCAGGGTTAATACCGCCGGCCTGGCCTATCACTTCGAGAAAACGTAAAGTTGACTGTAACTCTTCGTTATTCATAATACGTGATGCCGGGTTTATGTATTCAACATCATACCAATCCAACCCCCCTTTTTGGACGGCTAGAACGTCAGGCGGTATTTGAAACGGTTCGTATCCGTTTTCCATTAACTTAACTACTGTCGGGTCGTCAGTGTTACTTGGGTCGGCAACCCCTAACAACCCCATACTAAAGGTAATATCCACACTGCGTTCCAGAACCCGGGTAAAAAAGGCCAACAGTTGGGTAAAAATGGGAGTTAATGAATCAGACCGTATTGCGTCCAGTATCATTACCTCGCCTAATGTCTTCCGCTGGTGCTGCTGCCCCAGATCGTACAGCTTGTCCAGAAGAAAATACTCGTGGATCTCTTTTTTCAGTTCCTGTTCCCATGCCGCTATTACACTTAGATCACCGATCTGGAACAGCGGAAATACCGGCTGTTCTGTCGGGATAGTACCGGCAACGTTAAAAACACTAAGCGCACCGGGAGAAAAATCTACGGTCAAACCGGCTAACGTGCCGTTATCGAACATCCCCATCGCCGGCTGGGCGATGAGTTCCCCGCCGATAGCCAGCACCTCTTTGACTACCTGAAGCTGCATAACCGTCGGTAACGCTGTCATACCGACGCCGCGTCCATACGATTCGTGTTCCAGTTTATCGTAAAAGACCACTTTAAGGGGCAGTGACTCATACCCGCCAGTCTGGAGAAACACGTTCGCGTGAGGCATGAAAAGCTCAGACGAAAAAGGCATCGCCAATTTACCCTTCTCCGCCTTTTTTTCTTTTCTCGGCTTGATCGCCTCGGTGACCACGAATCTTCGCTGATAGTCGTTCGCCCGAACCGCTTCGGCAACCTGGCTACCCGCCCTGTCACCGTATTCGTCATACAGCTCCTGGGCGGACATATGGTAGTCGATAAAGATAGTATCTATCTCACCGTCTTTATCGTATCCCAAATAGAACATAAGTATCGATTTCTGGTGAAATTTCAAAGGGTTTTGATAGCCCCCGCTTTGGACAGTCAGACCGCTTGTCCCGTAGATCACGTTCTCTAATATCACTTTAAACAGAGAAGACACGAACCGGGATTTCGGACGTTCGAAAAACATGGAGAGGTTGTTGTTGATACGATGAAAATACTCGTTATTACGTTCAGAGTCCGGTACAGCTTTCGAACGGACCAACCTGAATGTCCCGGATTCGTCTTTCCAGACCATACCCATGATCGCCGACGCCATCGCTTTCGCCGATTTATACCCGATATTGTCGTTTATCGCGCCGTCATTTCTGAAATCGCCCTGTGTCGGCGCCGCGTTACTTAAACTTTGAGTGTTCGAAGTTTGATAGTAATACTGGCTCAATACGTCATATTGGTTACTGAAGTTCAACTTCGCCTTTTCAAGACTGTTCCGTTCCCGTTTTAACAGTTCCAGACGGGAACCGGGCGTCTTTTCCAGTGTTTGCGCCTGCGCCATCCCGGACTCCTTTTCTCTTTTAATACGTTCTTCCGATTATTTTAAACGCGTTGTCGCTAATGTTTCGTCCCCACCCAGCCCTGTCGGCGTTGTGGAAATAATGCCCGCACGGAACAGTCGCTTTTTCGCCTTGTCTCTTACTTCGTCCGTCGCCATTTTACCCGTACCGGTTGCCCGCGGTGCCGGTAGTGCCGGCAAATTCGGCTTGGTCATCTGACCCATTGCGTACCCGGCTCCCCCGACCGCAAGGCCCCCCAATAGTAAAGCACCTAGTCCAACTGTAACTGCACCCATCACTCACCCCTTGTTTTAATAAAAGAACGAACTTTTCTCCATTAACCATCACCGTGTTCTGTTCTATAAACCCCAATT